GAACCCTGGGCGGCCTTCATGCCACCCATGAACTCCCCAGCATCGAGGGTCAGCTTTACGCCAATACTGCTGACTTCGCCCGTCTCACCTGGCATAGGGATCTCTCCCGGGCGCTACACCGACTCTCCAGTGAAAGCCTCAGCGTTGTACTCGACTACGTCTTCGACGCTTGCGAGCTTGTCGCCTTCTGTGGCGACCGTATTTCGGCCGATCCAGTCCTCGCGCAAGGCGAGGTAGAGATGAAAAGGGAGTGCCGCTACCTCGTGAGGCCACTTCCCGTATCTGGCCGCGATACGGAAGATGAGGTCACGAGTGGTCAGGCGTTTCCCTTTGGGGTCTCCTCGGCCGCGTCGTCGGCCTTCTTCTCGGTCTCCGGCTCATCGCCGTAGTGCATCTTGTTCACGGTCTGGTTGAGCTTCAGGACCACCCGCATCGGGAGGTTCGCAAGAGACTCGGGAGTCAGCTTCGGCTCGACCGAGCAGCGCAGGACCATGAGCTTCAGGAGGAGAGAGTTGTCGATGATCTCGTCTTCCTGGCCTGTGGCGAGATTGGTGACCGGCTTGGACGCCTTCTTCACGAGCTCGTCGTAGTCACCGATGGAGAGCTCACGGAGGCGGAAGGTCAGGCCACGAACGGTGACCTCTTCCTCGAGGAAGTCGGGGGTCAGGCTAGTGACGCGAGGTGTCATGGATGGTTATCCCTTCAACCAATAGGGTCCGACCCTCCCGCACCATTCGGGTTTCGGGCTCGTTCTCGACCCTGTATTGCTTGTGCGGCGTGATGTTCAGGAAGATGATCTTGCCGTATTCGTCATCGTTCCACAGCGCGTCGCTGACAAATGAAAAGACGGCGTGAAGATCGTAGAGGCCGGCATCCCGACCTTGATCTCCGCGCCGCTGAAGCGTCCAGGAACTGAGCTCCCCGACCTTGGCTCCAAGGAAGGGGATTTCCACGGTGCCGGCGGGACTGTAAATCCCTGACCGGATCGTCTTGAACAAGTATCCCATCGCGAACTCCCTGCGCTGGAGGCGGCTGACAGCCGGGAGGGGCCGATATTTCGGCCGCCTCCAGCGCGGATGCTACGAGATTAGGAGAGGGTCCCGTCCGAGAAGACGGTCCACGCCGACGAGGCGCGGAAGTTGCCGGTCGTCTTGATCGCGTCCGAGATGCTCGCCGTGATCGAGGCGTCCATGAGACCCGGGCCCTTCGCCACGAGGATCTCGCTGGAGACGCGGTCGTCCGCGTAGAGGTAGATGTAGATCGCGTCCGAGGACGCGGCGTTCACCTGGTAGTCCCCGGAGACGTCCAGGAGGCCCGCGAAGGTGCCCTGGATGTCCTTGAGGCCGACGAGGTAGGTCTTGTTGGTGGCCCCGAATGAGGTGCTGTCAACGTAGTCACGAGACAGGTTCAGGGTCCACTCGGTCTTGGCCGTGAGCTTGACCTTGGCGCCGTAGGTGTCGACCCCCGTCGCGAACGCGACGTAGATCGCCCCATTTTTGCCGTGCAGCTTGGTGCCGGCTCCTGTTGCCATTGTTCAACTCCTTCAGGGAATGTCCCATGCCCCGGCAGACTTGAAGTTGCCGGAGATGCGGACCGCATCCGAAATGCTGACCGTCACGGAGCAATCCACAAAAGCGGGACCAGAGGCGATCGGGGAGGCACCATCCTCGGCATAGACGGCCACCGTGTAGGCGACTCCGTCGTTGCTCTGGAGGGCAAGATCCCCGTCGATGTCCAGCAATCCCGCGAAGGTCCCCGAGATGTCCATGAGGCCAGCCGCGTACACCTTGTTCCTGTCACGGAACGTGGAGACGTCGGCGTAGTCCCGGTTCATGTTCAGGGCCCACTCGGTCTTGGCGGTGACCTTGGTTCCGTTGATGTAGATGGCGCCGTTCTTGCCGTGGAGCTTTCTCATAGGGCCTGGTCGGTCCAGACCGAATACGAGCCGCCCACCTGGTAGATGCGCTTTCCCTCGGAGTCGATGTCTGGCCCCGTTGGCAGATCCGCGACCCGGCGGCAAAGCAGGCTGGTCTGCCCATCGACATTGAGCCCAGCCTCGTTGAGGGCCCCGGCGACGAGCGCGTCGATGTTGTTGGCATCGACGGGGTTCTCCGCATAGACCGAAACGTCGATCAACGCCTGGATCATCATGCCGGTCCAGTCATACGCATACGGGGCCGCCACGAGCTGATAGGTGATGAACGGGTAACGGACCTTGCGGGGAGCGATCCCCTCGTGGATCCCGCCTCTTATGGCGGACACGAGGGAGGGTGAGGCGCGGAGCGCCTGCACGACCGCTCGCTTGACCGGGGCGACGGATGTCGTTGTCATCGGTCGTTCCCCTTCACAGCCGCACCATGATCTCGATCTCCGTCTTCCCGGAGCCGGCGCGGGCAGCCTCGGTGACGGCAGCCGCAATGCGACTGACGACTTCATCTCGGCTCTCAGCCGCCGCCGGGCGAAGGAAGGGGTGGGCCGCGTTGTGACGCGTCCCGAACTCCTGGTACTTCGCGTAGCGGGTCGGTGAGATGACCCATGCTTCAGCCCGACTTCCAGCCAGCGTGGCGGGGGTGGCGCGGATCTCTCCACGCAGCCGACCGCCGACGTTGAGGTGCTGGAAGGTGGCGAAGGAAGGAGAGAGCCTCCCTGTCGGGGAGCGACTCCCTGGCTTTGGATGAGCTAGCGCCTGGCGCACCTCGTACGCACCGCGCCTGGTGAGCGTTGACCGGTCACCCTCGACGTACGACTCGAGCGCAGCAGTGGCTGCCGCCAGACGGCGTCCCCGCCAGTTGACCGGGGGCCGGCCAGCAGAAACTGCCTGAACCGTCCTGTTCAGAGAGTCAGATCCAAGGGGGCTAACGCCCCGCGATTGAGGGGCCGACTGGGGACGAATGCTGGGCCCGCCACCCCGAAAGATGTGGCGCACCGGAGCCAGGCTCCGGGCTCTCGCAGCGACGATGTTCGCGCCTTCCCCCAGGGCTTCGGAGGCGGCCTCGAGGATCGCCTGGCCGAGCTCCTCGAAGGAGATCATTCCTTCTTCCTCAGACTGCACGTCAGGAGCGGCAGCCAAGTTCCCTCGGCCGTGGTGTCGCTGACCGTGTAGTCGTCGATGGGGTTGGTCGCAACATGAACATGATCACCGGTCCTGATGTCGGTCCCGACCGGAAGGAAGAGGCGGTAGGTGTTGACCGTGACGATCTGGCCCGTGTCCACCTGTTGAACCGGGGTTGGTGTTGATTGGAACCAACCCTTGACCTCGAGACGTCGTGTCTCGTTCGTCAGGTCGTAGGCCAGGAAGTCGTCTCCGTAGTCTCCACCTGGCGGGATCGGGCCCTCCGACCGGCGTTCGATGGTGACCGGGGTAGTCATCCCGAGCATGGCTAGATCACGCATCCGGGCCATCTGGTTCTCGGTCAGGAAGCGATCCTGCCGTGGCATGTCAGCGCACCGTCAGATGGTCTGCGGCGTACCCACCCAGGAGCAGGGCAGCCTCTGGGATGAGCATGTTCAGGTTCTCGACCAGGCCCTTGGCGCCACCTCGCCGGATGTCCTTCTCCATCTCGACCTCGGCCACCCTGAGTTTCGTCAGGTGAGCCATGCCCCGCGACTGGAGCTCGGCCTGGCCGTGTAGGTAGGCCACGATGTGGGCGGTCCCGTACTGGATGTCCGTGGGCAGCTTGTGGTGGTAGGACGCCGTGACGATGTCCGAGGCGAGGAGGTTGGAGTCGAAGACGACCGTTCCCTCGATCGGATCCACGGTGAAGCTGGTCGTGACTACGGTGCCGTTCTTCTTGATCACCGGGGCCCGGGCGGAGTCGGTGAACCAGAACTGGTTCTGAGCCCGCCAGGTCTGGCCGTCCGTGCAGGACAGGTACTCGTCTGTGACCTCGAAGTCCCAGCCGTAGGTGTAGCTGGTCTTCGCGAGCGGCGAGGCGAGGTAGACGTTGGGAACGATGAGGGCGTTGAAGAGGCCGAAGCTCGTGATCGCCAGGCTGACGATCTCGAAATACTTCTCGGTGTTGTTGATCATCAGCTCGGTCGGAGCGATCTCGATGTACTGCGTGTTCGTGACATAGATGCGGAAGTTCGAGATCGTCAGGAGCGGCCAATGGAAGAGGTACTGCCGGCGCTGTCCGATGTCGAGGGAGTTGACCGGGTAGCGCCAGGTGTGTGCCTCGCTCGTGATCGTGCCGCCCCGAAAGTCGTGCATCTGCGGGATCCGGGGCACGTTGCAGTAGGCGTTGACCACTGTCGTCGCCTGGTTGACCAGGGACAGGAGCTCGGTGTCGTCGAGCTCGGAGGTGTCAATGCCGAAAGCCATCTCCCGGAACCGCGCTGGAGTCAGATACATCGCACCCTCCGGGCATGCGAGAGGGCCGCCCCGAAGGACGACCCTCTCACGCTGTGGCCTAGACCTGGACCCTGATCTTGTTGGACCAGGGCAGGACCTTCACCGCGAGCCCGTTCATCATGAAGACGATGTACAGGTGGGTGAGCTGGCCGCTGATGCCGATCGGGATCTCGAGGACCGTGGGACCCGGGCTCCCGAGGTAGGGCAGCGTCATGCTGCTCTCGTCGAGGATGTACAGGTCGCGGTACTCCGTCGGCCCGATGTGGTACGAGGCGATGGAGTCGCCCGGGACCACCGCGAACGGGAGCTGGCCGGCGTAGGTGTTGACCGCCTGGGCGGTCGTGCCGACGCCGATGTTGACGTAGTTCGGGCCGACCAGCCGGACGTTGGTGTCCTGCTGCTCGTCGAACGTGATCTTCTCCTGCGGATGGCCCCAGATGATCGACGGCATGCCGCCGGCCTGGGTGATGTGCAGGAGGGCCTTGTCCACCTGGTTGCGGAACGCGCCGGTCGCGTAGGTGGAGGTGGTCGCGGCCACGAAGGTGGAGGGATCGAAGCTGTGCGCGTTCGTGGTCAGGAGCTGGCGAAGGCCGGTGAAGGCATTCGCGTCGTACAGGCCGAACTCGTCGTCAGCCGTGCCGGAAGCGACCGTGGCGTTGCCGCCGAAGATCTGCTTCTGCATCTTGTGGGACATGGCACGAAGGCCACCCTGAAGCTCGATCGCCTCGGGGTTGTAGTTCATGCCGCCCGCCATGACGGCGAACTGGGACTTCAGCGAGATGCCGCGCCGGGTGGCGAGGATCGCGACGTTCGTGGACTTCCGCTCGTAGGTGCTGGTGTCATCGGACACCGTGCCGAGCTCGGCCATGAACTTCGCATCGCCGTAGGCCGTGATCTGGTTCCACGCATGGAGCAAGCCGTTGGCCGGCTCCTTGGGGAACCGGTCGTAGGCCGGGAACATGCGGATGAAGACCTCGTAGAGCATCGGCTCGAGGTCCTGGCGGATCAGGGCGGTGGCCCCGCCCGTATCCAGGGCCTTGGCGATCTCCGGCGAGAGCTGGCCGCTCAACTGGTTGAACGCGTTCTGGGCCGAGAAGCCCGCCGTGTTCAGCCAGAGATCGAGCGGGATGCCCGTGTCCTTCGCAGCAGCCTGGCGAGTGATGAGCTCGATGATGTTGCTGGTGGACTTGGTGCGGAGGGTGTCGGTGAGCGCCATGCGCTCATCCGGCGTGATGTAGCGGCGGGTTGTGGGAGCCGGAGTGCCCTGGTCCTCGACGCCCTTGATCTCGGGCATCGCGACATTGGGGGCCTCGTTCATCTTCAGGAGCGTCTGACCGATCTGCTCCTGCGTCTCGAGGACACCCTTCAGGAGGGCCTCCAGCTCTGGCGACATTGCCATGCTGGTCAACCTTTCTTGAGGAGGGTGAGGAAGTCGTCGCCGTAGACCGACTTCAGGCTCTCGAACTGCTCGGTGGCCTGGCGGACCGTGGCGCGACGACCAACGGGGGTTGCGGACAGGCGAGCCAGGATCTCGGCCGTGTTCGCGAGGACCTTCTCGGTCGCCGCAATGGCCGCGTCCCGCTCCGAGATCGCCTCCGCCATCGCCGCCTTCGTCTCGATCAGCTCGCGGGTGACCGACTGGAGGTAGGCGCTGGAGGAGAGCAGGATCTTCGAGACGGTGGGCTCCATGTCCTGGAGCTCCGACTCGACGGTCTCGACCTCGGGCTCGCCGGAAAGGCCGATGGCCGCCCATGGGTTCAGGGGCAGGCTCTCGTCCTCGTCCGTTTCCTCGTTCTCAGGGGCGCTCGACAGAGCTTCCTGCGAGGTGCCGTCATTCGCGGGCTTGGACCCGCGATTGCCGGTGTCAATGGAAACGTCCGCGTACGGCGTCTTGATGTTGACCGTCGCGTCCGTGATGTCCAGTGCGGCCGGGGAGACCACGAATGTGGTCCCGGTCGCGGTATTGCTGGTGAGGGTGGTGGCGATGTCGTCGAAGTGGGCGACAATCGCCGTATCTTCCTCGGCGCTCGTCTCGACCACGGGGATCTCGGCATCTGCCTCGATCTGATCCTCGACCTCTTCGGCCGTCAGGACCTCTTCCTCGAAGGACTCCTCGCCCTTGGTGACGCCCCCGTTGAGGGACTTCACGGCGTACTCGACCCATGACCGGGGGTTGGCCGGCACGCCGACCAGGGAGGTCTCGAGGAGATCGACATGGTTGATCTCGTAGGAGCCGGTCTTCCGGTCGCGCACGGCGCCGTTCTCCGGGATCATCGCGCCGATGGAGAGGCCGAGCTGGGTGCCACCGTTGATGGCCTCCCATGCTTTGACGGCCCGCTCGTTGCTCTGGTTCACGATGATGTCCAGGGCCAGGTCGTGGATGCTGGAGTCCTGCGGGTGGGAGCGGATGATGGCCCGCTCGACCGATCCCGCGACATCCTCGGGCACCCGGTACTCGTGGTTGAGGAAGATCGTCAGGTTGTTGTTGGCGGCGTTCTCCATGTCGGAGAGTGCCGACGGGTTCATGGTGTCGCCATGACGGTCCTTGACCGTCGAGCTGGCGATCCCGTGTAGCCTCATCTTGCCGTCTGGTCCCATGCTCGCCTTGAGCATGGGCGCGAAGATCTTGAACATCGGGTTCATGCGGACGCCTCCGGCGCTTCAGTAGTGGCGGGGGGCTGGGCATTCGCCAGCGCCGTCACGTACTCGTCGAACTTCTGGGCCGCGAAGTCCCAACTGAATGTCTTCGCGTGGGCGGCACCGGCCTCACCGAGGTCTCGCCGCAGCCCCTTGGAGTGGTACAGGCGCCCGACCGCGTCCGTGAAGGCGTCGATGTCGGGCAACCAGTTGTCCTCGCCTGCGGGAGTCGTCAATAGACCCCGAGGCTCAAGGAGGATCCCTCCGGGCCCGACCACTTCCGGGATGGCGGACACGTTCTGGGCAACGATGGGAATGCCGCACGAAGCGGCCTCGAGGAGGGTCAGGCCGAAGCCCTCGCCCCGCGAGGTGGAGACGAAGCAGTCGAAGGCCGAGTACAGGACATTGAGGTCCTGGAGAGCCCAGCCCTCGAAGCTGGAGTGAAGGCCGGGGAAGTGGAACCGCGTCGGGTCCACCGTATCGGCCTCCCGGGAGAGCAGAGCCTGGAAGCGGATCCCCGCCGTGGGGCCTTCGTCCTGGCAGTGGAAGTGGACGTCGATGTCCTTGAACTTTTTCATCAGCGGCCAGAGGGCCTTGACCAGTGCCGAGTAGTCCTTCCGTCCGCTGTTCGAGTCCACCCTTCCGATCAGGAAGTTCTGGGGATCGAAGTTGAATGCCCGCTTGCAGTCCGCCTTCGTCTTGCAGACGATCCCGGTGCTGGTGACCTTGGGCTTCTCCCAGATCGGCCAGAAGACCTCCGGGTCGGCACCGTGGTAGACCATCTCGCTCGGCTGGTAGTGCTGTTGTCCCCACTTGCTCATGGCGACGACATTGGTGACCTTCGGGAGGAGCGTCATCCATCGAGGAGGTAGGTTCGTGCCGTCGTCCGGCGTGTACGCGATCAGGGGCCGGTACTGGAGAAGGATCCGTTCCGGGTCGTACTTGTTGTCGAACAGGAACTGGAGAACGACCTGGGGATCCGCCAGGGTGACCACGACATCCGGCTCGA